CTCTGGAACCTAATCGCAAACAAGTTCTTGTTACTCGCCAGTTGTTGAGGATGTTCGTCGGCCTTTCCCACTTCCCCGATTCATCGTGGACGAGGAGTTTAAGCTTCTCCCCATCGTAGGCGTTGTCGCCGGTATTCTTCCAGTCAATGGTAGTGTCCAGACCGGTAATTTCTTGTACTTTTGTATTGGCGTCGAGCTTTCTACGGGTAAATTTGGATGCGGGGACTCTATAGGCAAGTTCTGTCTTCGGCCTGTCCATACCGTCCTGGATCGGTTTGAAGAAGAATGGATAGTTAACGGATATTGGTACCACCTTATCTGTGAACATCTTCTTAGCATCGGCACCAGATTTGGACAATATTCCGAACCGTGAATCCGAGGATATTGTAGCAAGGTTGACCGATTCAGCTGAGGACATAAATGAAAAGCCTGATCGACGGTTTTTAAGATAACACATTCCATAAGCCCTGACGTCGGCTTTACAAGCTTCCCAGAAAATATAGAATAATCTATTTGATTCCCTAAAGTCTGGCTGCCCGACATCAATCTTGCTCCACTGCAAGTACATGTAGTTAGTACCAGTAATATAAGTAGGCTTACCTTTGTTAATAAACCAAAAACCTTCTTCACGCCTTGTGAATTCTTTATCAATGTAATCATACCATTTTTCTTTAAAGTCTAATGGGAATTCTTCCCAATCAAACACAGATTTAATTTTACTTAACTCTTTCGGATATGGCGTATAAGTCCATTTGTCTTTTTCAAATTCAGCAACATCTTTTTGTTTAGGTAAAGCAATTACAAGATTTTGTATTTCATATATTTCACCTATTTCACCTGTTTTGCTTATAACTATTAAGTTATGTTCGTCGTTATATCCGTAGTTCCATTTTTTATACCTATTCATTCTATTAAGAACTTTAGGTTTTACATAGTCTTTTAAGACTTTATAAAGGGTTTGCTTATACATTTTTAGATCTTCCTTCTGCAAAACCTTTAAAAGATTTTTCTTTTTTTGCTTCTGCAGGTTTTTCGTTTAATAATGCCTCTTCAGCTTCTAGCCTACTTAGTATTTCAAATGCATCAAATATAGCTAGCTTTTTTGTAGCTGCAGCGTTTTTTAATCTATCTGCCGTGATATCGTCTCCGGAATCAACGATAGCTTCCTTAGCTACTTTGATTAGCTCCTCAACTGCGACTTGCCCAGCTTGGATTATATTCAACTTCGTTTCCTTGGTATTCATATTTAATTACAATATCATTAGATTTCATACAATATAAACGCTTGCCATCAACTAAAAATTCCCACTCACCGTTCGGTGTATAGCCTACTAAGTCTCCTGGGTTAATATCAAGCGCTTTTAAAGAGCTATTACCATATTTTAATATACCAATAAGGCTTTGCTCTTTATCTAGTGTTAAAGACTGATTGTCTTTTATTGGAGTTATAAAACAGCGGTCACCAAATGAATGCCAACCTTCTTTATTTTTATATAAATAAATTTGATCTATAGCGCAAAAATGTAAATCATCTTTAAACCAAGATCTGCTTTTCTTTTTTTCTCCTTTCATGTCATAGAATACTCTAAACACGTTTTGGTGTATAACAATTATATCACCTATTTCAATACCCGTATTAAATGCCTTAGGTGTTTTTAAAACTTTAGCTAATCTATTTACAAACTTAAAATCTTCTATTTTTGTATTTACAATTAACTCTTTATTTCCAACCTTGACTTTATTACTGTATTTTTCACCTAATGGCTCAACAATAAAATCGTACAAGCTTCTCATCAATACTCTAAATCGTATTCAACGGATATTGCCATGTTAGGATTAAACTTTTTCCATGGCATTACCTCGTTGTTTTTTTTAATGTGAATGTTATAAGAACCATCAGATTCGTTTAATAAAATGTGCGATATTTCATGACCGCCATAAACCTGCTGGCCTACTGAGTAATGCATCGCGTCATTTTTATAATCAGAACCTATACTGATTTTCCTTATATTATTTGTCATCTTCTTTTTCGATTTCAGTATAAGAACCGTCTTGTAAATTAATATTTATTTGACCATATTCATCTTCAAGCTCTTTTTTGGTAACGTCAATTTCTTTGCTTAAAGCTTCGACTTCTTTTAATACATTACTTTTTTGTACCTCAAGAACGCCTACAGTTCTAAGCATTTCATTTAACTTACCTTGTTGCTCTTGCAATATTTTTAACTGTTTTTCAGTTATCATTGCTTTTACTGATTCTTCTGCTTTTTTCATTTGATTTAATTTAATTGTTTATATTGATATAGTTACGTGTTTTATTATTATTTTAATGCTACTAAGCCTGTTGCATCCCCTGTGGATATAACATAACTAACTGCTGCCGGTAATATTGTTCCTACTGGAACTGCTGTAAACCTAACAACATCATTTGCTCCTGGTAATAAACTTTCAACAGATGCAATTGCAAACTTACAATCTATGTTACCAATCGTTCCGCCACTAACCGTTATGATATCCCCTACAGAGTAGTTAGTGCCTGCAGCATTACCTATTGTTACAGCAGTTACTTCTCCTAAGCTTTGTATAGTTATACTACCAGCTCCATTGCCTGCTCTTCCAAGTATGTCAAATGTATCTCCCGGTCCCGCCGTACCAAGATTTGTTATAATTACAGTTTCTATTGCTCCAGTTCCAGCATTAACGCCAATTATGCCCGCAACGGCAACTGAAGTTGTAAATGCCCCGTCAGTATAGCCTAAACCTGGGGTGCCAACATCTGCCATAAGATTTGCTGTTATATCTACTGTTAAACCCGCTGGTTGATTAGCCGGTGATTTATGAACCAAACTAACTGCTGTTGTAGCTATATTTGTTCCTGTAGTATATCCAGTTCCTGCCGTAAAACCAGAGTAAGACGGATTAGCTCCTGTAAAAATAGCTTGTAAATTCAAACCAGTTACAGTGTCTTGAGCACCCGTAACACCGGCTAATATAACATCTACATTTCCTGTACCTCCAACATATAGCTGTGATCCTGTATAATTATTACCTAAAGTTCCTGATTGATTTTCAAACTCCCAGGCAGATCTTGGATCTATATTGCCAATGGCTACTGGCGTAACCGCTAAAGCTTTGCCGAATGTTCCGGCTGTTATTGAGTATTGTCCCATTTTTTATTTATTACTTATTGATTTATATTTCTCAAAACCTCGTGATCCAAAGTAAGCCACGTATACGGTTGTTAATAGTTGTTTTAATAATTCTATCCACTCCTGCTCTACAGTAAAAGATATTTCATGGTGACTATCAACCCATATAAAAGCTATAGCCATAAATGACAAGAATATAAGCGCCATTGGACGCGTGTTTTTACTAAGCCATGAATCAGATGTCATATCAGATTCCCAGCGTTTACTTATTTGGTCTTCTGCTTCCGCAGAGGCTTTTTCAACTATTACTTGGATCTCTTTCTTAATTTGAAGCTTCTCCTCTTCTGTAGTTGTTAGATTATCGATAACGTCACCAACATCCTTGATAACGTTACCGCTTAACCATTCCCAAATTTTTTTCATTTATCTTCTTCTAAGTCGTGCAGCTTCTAGACGTTTTTTCTGTTTGTCAGCTTTTGCTAATTCTAAGTCACTTAAAACAGTGTTAAGAAAACCACTGTTTATTGTTGTTTCTGATGGTGAAGCAATAAGACCAGAACGTCCACCACCTGTCGGTTGTGTAAATAATCCATCGTCTTGTTTTCTTTCGTATATAGTATCGTGACTATCGGTAAATCTTTGCTTCATTTCGGGGCTATAAAATTTACCTGATCTAGCTGCTTCTTTTTTAGCAGTTCTTAAATCTATTAAAGCTTGCTTTTCTTTATTGAATGCAGTTCTATCTTTTGATCCACGGTATTTTTCTTGTAAAGCAACTTTAGCTGCTTTAAAATCTTGTTGAATTGCACCCCTTGGATTTGAAGAGTAACCATCTCTAAATCCAGGAACACTAAAGCCTTTTGTTCTACCAAGTCCAAAGTTGTCATAAGCGTCATAATCTTCTTC